AGTTGGTAATGGGGACGCTTGCTCAAGAGTCGCACGGCACATACATCAAGCAACTTGGAAAAGGCCCAGCAATGGGGCTGTTTCAGATGGAGCCAGCAACCCATAAAGACCTGTGGCTTAACTTCATAAAATTCAGACGTCCGGTTCAGTGTTCGTTGTTGCTGATGACGTCGGATAGTGTGGATGCAAATTATTATTCTAACGGCTGGCCAGACCATAACGCATTGGTTTGGAACAATCGTTACGCAGCGGCAATGTGTCGTGTTCACTATTATCGCGTTAAGTATGCGCTGCCTAAAGCCAATGATATCAAGGCTTTGGCGGCATATTGGAAGAAGCACTACAACACTGTTCACGGTGCTGGCACTGTTGAAGAGTTTATTAAAAACTTTCCATATGAACTGTATGGATTAGATAAAGAGGGTTAGTTATGGCTAAGGCATTTTGCTTTTTGTTTGTTTGTTTTTTGGGTGTCGGATTTGTGTTAGGCGGATTGGCTTATGCGACGGACGTTGTGGCTGTTGATGATGGTGGGTTAATTTCCATGATTGTTGGTGCATTGCCATCATTGGTTAGCATCATGCCTGCATGGGTTGGGGTACTGATTGGTGTGCTCTATGCGGTCTCGCATTTAGTTGCCACATTACCCGCTAAGGTTACAGATAATTGGCCTAGTTGGTTGAAATCATTGATTAATTTGTTAGCCGCTAACTATGGCAAGGCTAAGAATAAAGATGGTTAGTTGGCTGAAATTGCTGCTCATTCTTGTTGAATGGGCAGTGCAGTTAAAAAGGCGTGATGAGCATGAAAAGAAACAAGAGCGACTCAATCAAGCGCGCAATGATCCTGCTAACTATCTGCGCCAGTTTGGGCGGGTGCGAGATGTTAAGCCTGATCAGCCCAAAGCCTCAGGCGATCCCGTGCCCGGTAGTGGAACCAGTACTGATAGACACGACGGTCAATGACGTAGCGTTCATCGTCCCGATAGATGAGATGGGACAGATAACCGCGTACATCGAGCAGCTCAGGCAGTGTGTGGGCGTTTGATGGCCTCGTTTGAAAAAATGGGTCCTTCCAGCCGTTTCCACTGTGTACGGGTAAGCTGGGCGCGGGTTCTCTGTATTTACGAAAATTCTGGAAAGTGAAGTTGTTGTTTCGTCAGTTTTGATGCTGTCATTTTTAACAGGTTGGTGAAGTTGGTGTATTTGGTATGTCGAGCAAGAAAAAAGAGCTCGGGCTCATCAATAAATCGACGCTCGTTGCGAGCCTCGGCATCAGCTCACAAGCCTTTGATAAATGGGGCGTCGAGCCCAGAGAGAAAAGGGGTCGAGAGAATTTTTACTCTATCCACGATGTGGTACAAAATCGTGTCGATAACAGCTTTTTAAACCTGTCGAAACCTGGTGTTAAAAAGCCATCCAAAAGCACATCAATAGACCAACCAAATGAAGATGTTTTGAGAGTCGAAAAACTCTCGGAAGAAGTCCGCGCGCTCAAATTAAAAAACGATATTTTAGAAGCCCGATCCGTTCCGGTCGACATTGCCACCGAGGTTTTGGTGGGCATCATTTCCGAACAGGTCGCTATATTAGAAACCATCCCACTGCTTGTAAAACGGCACAATCCCGAGATGCCGAGCCATGCTATTGAGCAAATTCAGCGTGACATTTCAAAAGTTAGCAACATCGCGGCGACATTAGGAGACAAGCTAGATGACACAATCGCTAGTCTTGTCGAAGCCGCAGAAGGGAAAGTTAAGTGAGGCAATAAGTCGCGCTTTAAGCTTTCTGAAAATGAAAGAGCCGCTTACGGCGGTTGAATGGGCTGACCAGCATTTTTATCTGTCTGCTGAATCCAGCTACATAAAGGGCAAGTGGAAAACACGGCCTTACCAAGTCGCCATCTTGAATGCGATGGGCCATCCAGACATTGAAGAGGTGAACTGGGAAAAATCGGCGCGAGTTGGCTATACAAAATTGATCGTCGCGGTGATCGGTTATTTTATCGAACACAAAGCGCGAAACATTGCACTTTGGCAACCGGACGACGGCGCGCGGGACTCATTCAGCAAAAAACACATTGATTCAATGATTCGTGACGTTAAGCCGGTGCGGACTATTTTTCCGTGGTTTAACGCTAAGCACAAAAACAACACGATCGCGTCCAAAGTATTCGAGACGCAAAATCAAATTTATTTACTTGGCGGTAAAGCCGCGAAGAACTACCGTGAAATTTCTGTCGATGTTGGTATTTACGACGAGCTTTCTAAGTTTGATAAAGACATCGAGAAAGAAGGCTCACCTTTATATCTCGGCGATAAACGTCTTGAAGGCTCGGTTTTTAGAAAGTCGATTCGAGGTAGCACACCAAGCGAGCATTTAAGCGACGAAGTGCCATGTTTGATTCACGAAGCGGCCAGCAAAGCCGCTCATTACATGCACCGCTATATTCCATGCCCTCATTGCCAAACATTCCAAACATTAAAATTTGGCGGTAAAGGTAAAGAGTCTGGCTTGATATTTGATGGTGAAGGAACGGTTGAGAAACAAGCCGCTTCCGCCCGCTATCGCTGCCAAAACTGCAAGCAAGATTTTCTTTATAAAGATTATATTGCCGCCGATGAGCTGGGTTTTTGGGCAAGTGAAGAAGGCCTTAGAACCTACGACGGCATTGTTTATTTTGATGACAATGGAGAGGTAGTTGCCGCTCCGCGATCTATCTCATTTCACTGCTGGTCTGCCTATTCTCATGATTCAGCGTGGTCGCAAATCGTACGTGATTGGGTTCGATATCACAGCACCCGTGAAGGCTTAAAGTCTTTTGTAAACACCACACTTGGTGAAGTTTGGGTTGAAGATCAAGGCGGATTAAACCCTGATGATCTTTACCGCCGTCGTGAAAATTACGTGGCTCAAGTGCCATTCGATGAATGCGTAGTTACTCAAGCGGTCGACACACAAGACGATCGTTTTGAAATTGAAACAGCGGTCTGGATTGAAGGTGAAGAGCGCTACAGCATCAAATTCGAAAAACTCTACGGAGATCTTACTCAGCCACATATTTGGAAGCTTCTGCACAAGCGGCTCACAGAGCAATTTAAAACGCCCAACGGCTCAATTATTGAGCCAACTATCAGTGTCATTGACTCAGGTGGTCATTATACAGATCAAGTTTACGCATTTTGTAAGCGCTATGGACCAAAACGTTTCATTGCGATAAAGGGGGCCAGCGTCAAGGGCCGTCCTATTATCACTTTCCCGAAAAAACGAAATGACCACGGTATTTATCTTGCCATTATTGGCACCGATACCGCGAAAGACACGCTCTATTCCCGCTTAATTTCCACGCTTGAAAGTGACTCGGCACACGCGCCTGGCATGTTCCATTGGCCAATAAATGACGCTTACAACAAGCAGTTTTTTGAGCAGCTAACAAACGAAAAGAGAAAGCTTAAATACGTTAAGGGTCGCCCAGAGATTGTTTGGCACGCCGGAGGGCGCCGAAATGAGCCTTGGGATTTGGCAGTTTATAACCTCGCAGCAATTCGACACTTGCAGAGGCGCGGCCTTGATCTCTCGCAATACAAAAACACTCAGCGCGTTGACTCAGATAGCGAGCCCGACGACGAATAACCCATTTTACATTAGAGGCCAACCATGACGTTAGACGAAAAAATAGCCGAGGCGGAAGACGCTTTACACGAATTAAACCTTGGTCGCCGCACTGTTAAGGTTAGCCGAAATGGTAAAGCGGTGGAATATACGGCGACAACTCGCGTGAATTTAGAGCTTTATATTGCCAATTTGAAAGGTCAAAAAAATACGTCCAGCCGTCGTCCAATGGGTATTCGATTATGAAACCAGTTCAAATACTTGATCGGTACGGTCAGCCAATGGCTATGTCTAGCAGCTACAGTGGCGCGGGCGCAGGTTCTGGTGGGCAACTATTAGACTGGCACCCGCAAGCCAAAACAGCCGATGCCGCCATATTGCCAACACTCGTTAGCGGTAATGCGCGCGCTGAAGACTTGGTTCGCAACAATGCCTTTGCGTCCAACGCCAAGCAGCTGCATATCGACAACATAGTTGGTCATCTTTTTCGCTTGTCATATAAACCGAACTGGCAGCGCTTGGGTATAAATGAAAAAGAAGCGCGCGACTTTTCTAAAGAAGTTGAGCAGGTATGGAAAGAAATCAGCGACGATCCGAATTGCTATCTCGATGTAGAGCGTAAGCGCACATTCACAATGATGGTTCGTGAAGCAGTCGGCACGCACACTACACTCGGTGAGGCAATGAACATGCCGCACTGGATTGATCGACGTGATTCGCCAGTAAAAACAGCGTTTCAAATGATCAACCCAATGCAAGTGAGCAACCCCAGTGGGGCATGCGATACGAACCGGTTAAAAGGCGGCTTTGAAGTTGATGGTTATGGTGCGGCAACCGCTGTCCATATACAGAGTGCGTCAACGCTTGGCATGGGCGACGGCTTAGGTTGGGAATGGAAGCGCGTGCCAATGCAAACCCCATGGGGGCGAATGCGTTTTATTCATGTGTTTGAGCCTATTTCTGCGGGGCAAACGCGTGGGGCTAATCAGTTTCTTTCTGTATTAGAGCAAATGAAAATCTTGCCAAAAATGCAGAACATCAAGCTACAAAATGCCGCTGTTAGCGCCATGTTTGCTGCTACGCTGGAAACCACGCTAGGCGCTGAAGACGCCTTTGACATTCTAGGTGGTATGGGTGGCGATGAGGGCAAGAAGACCTACGACCGAGTTATGGGGCGTTTTGCTGAATATCAAGAGCAAACCAACCTAAAACTTGATGGCGTGAAAGTTCCTCATTTGCAGCCTAACCAAACCCTGAAAACGCACACATCGGGCAACGTCGACAATGGTTATGTGGATTTAGAGTCCAGTGTTTTGCGCTGGTTATCCGCTGGCTTGAACGTGCCTTACGAACAGCTTGCGCGCGACTACAAACAAAGCTCCTACAGCTCAGCAAGAGCCTCTATTTTAGAGGGTTGGCGCTACTTCATGGGGCGTCGAAAGATTATTGCCGCTCGATACGCCACCATCATATTTCGCCTTGTTTTTGAGGAAATGGTGCACCGCAAACTGATCACGCTACCGAAAGGCGCGCGCTTTGGTTTGTACGATGGCGGTCTTGCCGCATGGACAAATTGCGAATGGATTGGCACAGGGCGTCTTGCAATTGATGGTCTGAAAGAAGTGAAGGAATCCGTACTTAGAATTGAGTCCGGACTTTCTACTTACGAGAAAGAGCTGGCGATGATGGGCGAAGATTATCAAGAAATATTTGCCCAGCAGGTGCGCGAAATGGACGAAAGAAAGGCCGCTGGCTTGCCGTCGGCAAGTTGGGCGATGGCGGAAAAATTCGCACCCGCTGAACCTCAAGAAATAACACCACAAAAAGTAGGGGTGTAATTATGCCAACAAATCAACCGCACATCGCGAGTCGCGTGCTAAACGCGCCGCTACTGCTAGAGCCAGCCTACGCGAGAACCTTCTTTTCTGCTCTGTCCAAGCGTTTGGGTATCACTCAAATGACGGACGCAGAAGGCGAAGTGATGCTAGGCGAAAAGATGCAAATCGAAGCGTCCAGTTTTTCGAATTCGCGCGACCGAAACCGCCCTTATCAAGTTATTGACGGCGTTGCTGTGCTACCTGTATCGGGAACTATGGTCCATAAATACGGGCATTTAAAGCCGTACTCTGGCATGACCGGCTACGACGGCATTATTGCTCGAATGGCTGATGCGATTAATGACCCAGAGGTGAAGGGCATCTTGCTCGATATGGACACACCTGGTGGTGAAGTATCTGGCTGCTTTGATGCCGCCGCTACCATTCGTAGCATGGCGAAAGAAAGCGGCAAGCCTCTTTGGTCTATTGCGGATGATATGGCGTGTTCAGCTGGTATGGCGATTGCCAGCGCTGCTGATCGTCGTTTGATCACACAAAGCGCGGTCATGGGTTCAGTGGGTGTTGTGATGGCGCACACTTCCGTTGCGAAAAAGCTCAAAGAAGACGGCATTGCGGTCACGCTGATTCATTCGGGCTCTCACAAAGTGGAAGGCAACCCCTATGAGGATCTGTCAAAAGAGACTTTGGCCTCGTTCCAAGCAAGCACAGATAAGCTGCGCGATGAATTCGCCACGCTTGTTGCTGGAAATATTGGCCTCACCAAAGAGGCTGTGCTAGCCACTGAAGCGGCGGTGTATCGCGGCCAAGAGGCTATTAATATCGGATTTGCTGATCAACTGGTAAACGGCAATGAGGCAATCGCCATCTTTGCGGATTACTTAAAAAACCAATCTAAAACACAAATATCAGGAGTGACTATGTCAGCCCCAGAAACCGTAACACAACCAGCGGCAACGCAACCAGAATCAGCGCCAGCACCAGCGGCGACAGTCCCAATTGTGGCGCCTGCAGCTACTGCGCCAGCGGTAGACGAAAAAGCGCGTATTGAAGGTATCTTAACCAGTGCCGAGGCAAAAGGCCGCGAAGCACAAGCCAATCACTTGGCGTTCAAAACGAGCATGAGCATCGAAGACGCTGTGTCGCTATTGGCAACGGGGCCGATCGCAGCTGCTTCGCCAGAAGCTCACGACACCAAGCTTGATGAGCTAATGAACTCGCAGCAAAACCCAGTGATTGAAGGCAATCTTGGAGAGTCTGCAGAAGCAAGCGAAGTTGACCAAATTATGGCGGATTACAACATCGCACGAAGCGAGTAACTCCCCCGATCAAAGCCTTTTTTGTTTTAACCCTTTCAAACCTTTTTCTTGGAGATAGTCACCATGGCTAAAGAAACTTACACACCAACACAGGAGCTTGCTGGCTCCGAACAGCCGCACTTTGCTTCTGCCTCAATTGGCTCTGGCATAACGTGTGAACGATTAGCGCCACTGGGCCAAGTAACAGCAACAGGCGCGCTTGCGCTTTGGGATCCTGATGCCACTAACGGCTCACAAAAAGCCGTATTTATGGCGAGTTACTCTATTGATACAACGGGCGGCGCCAAAACCCACAAAGTTATTAAATCAGGTCACTGGAACAGTGACGCGATTATATGGCCAGACGGCACAACCGACCTTCAAAAAGCGCTCGCTTTTGTTGGTACGCCCATCAGCCACGAACCGATTTAACCCACCGATTTAGCGTCACGTTCTAGCCGTTAATCCAGTTTAAAAAATTATGCCGTTAACTCGGTAGGAGAGAGTTATGTCTATGTTCTCAACAGTTACGCTTTTGGGCGTTAAAAAGCTGCAAAAACCTTTCACTAGCTTTTTTAAATCGCTTTTCTTTTCACGAACAGTTTTCTCTGACAGTCAAGAGGTGGCGATTGATAAGGTGGTCCCTAACTTACGCTTGGCGCCATTTGTCTCGCCCATGGTGGCGGGGAAGGTGCGCAAGCAAGATGGCTTTTCTACCACTTCCTATGCGCCACCCTACCTCAAGCCGAAAGACGTTGTCAGCCCAAAGCAAATGCAATATCGCATGGCAGGCGAAGCGCTAAATGGCGCGTTTAGTGTGGGCCAGCGTCGTAACGCAACTGTCGCTTTCTTGCTCAATGATCAAGAAAAAACGCTTGAGCGCACAGAAGAAAAAATGGCAGTTGATGCGGTTTTGACGGGCAAGTTCATCGTAGAAGATTCGGAAGAGCATAAAGCGATGGAGGTGGACTATGGCCGCTCGGTGAACAATACCATCGCTTTGATTGGTGCTGCTCGTTGGTCGCAGCTAGACAAGGATGCAACGGATATGTCTGGCATTATCGGCGATTATGCCGAGCTTTCTACGGGCTTGCCGAGTCTTCTTATTTTCGATAAAAAGGCTTTTTCATTGTTTAGCAAATTCAAAGGGGTTCAAGACTCTTTGAATAAGACAGTGGCAAACGGCGACAGCGATATTATGCTCGCACCCCAGCTGAAGAAAGAAGTGCAGTACAAAGGTCGTTTTGGCGAATATGCTATTTATGTTTATGCGGGCTATTACGAGCTTGAAGATGGCACTAAGCAATATTTTATGCCAGATAACACCATGGTTTTAGCGCCCGCGCAATACGATGGTGTAATGGCATACGGCGCGATACAAGACGCCAAGGCAAACGCCGACGGCATGGCAATGGCGAAGCGCTGGCCGAAAAATTGGTTTACAGATGACCCAAGCGTTGAATACCTAATGACGCAATCCGCACCGCTGCCGATCATGCCAGATGCGGATGAGTTTGTTGTGGTGACGGTTGACGCTGCCGCTTAAATTTAGGTGCAGTTAACACGAAAAGAGGCGCTTAAATGCGCCTTTTTCGTTTTTAAAATTTGAAAATCTTGGAGTTAAGTTATGACTGCTAAAAAGCTAACCGGTGCCGAGAAAGAGATTGCAGCACAAAAGAAAGCCGACGAAGTCGCTGCATTAATGGGCGAAGACAGCTCAGAGTCTGCCACCGTAAAAGCGCCTACACCGCCGCCTGTCGTTAAATCGGCAGATCAAGGTACGCCGCCAAACGATGACGAATCAAAAAATAAAGTCGTCGATAGCGAACAGGCAAAAGCTGAGCAAGCAAAAGCTGAGCAAGCAAAAGCTGAGCAAGTAAAAGCTGAGCAAGCAAAAGCTGAGCAAGCAAAAGCTGAGCAAGCAAAAGCTGAGCAAGCAAAAGCTGAGCAAGCAAAAGCTGAGCAAGCAAAAGCTGAGCAGGTAAAAGCTGAGCAGGCAAAAGCCAAGAAATCAAAAGGCGTCCACATGGTCGTTCTCACTAAAACCATTCACACCAAAGACAAAGATGGCAATGACGTTAAGTTTTTTAAGTCAGACAAGCCGCAAGACCTTGGTGAATACGGCGAGATGGCTATTAAGGCCGGTTATGCTGTTACTCATAAAGCAGGTTAGCCATGGCCGATCCATTTGCCGAACTTGATGCCGTGATTCACGCGCAATTGGGTGCGGATTTCAGTGTTGAACGCAATTCTGCGTCAACGGGTGACACGGTGCGCATTTGCATAGATGAAAGCCCAGACGAAGCGGAATACGGCGGCACTCGCGCCCCAAGAGTACAGGTGGTTGGTGAGATACTGCCCATTGATTACGCCAAGGTGCGTGAGGGTGATTATCTTAGTGATGGCGAAAGCCGCTACAAAATTACAGAGATCATGCCCGCCATTGAGGGCAGCAAAGATCTCTACTTGAGAAAGGTGTAAACCATGAAAGTTGAAATCCATTCGCCATCTGACGCGATTATTGATGGAAGGGTAAAAAAGCTGTCTGTTGGCGAGCATGACTTGCCAGAAAGCGTTGCGCGCAAGCTGAAAAAAAACGGTGTGGCGAGCTTTGTTTCGGAATCTACTGCGACAAAAGCGACCAAGCCCACCAAGGCCGCGAGCGATGAGGCTTAAAGGTGTTGCGGAGTTTCAGCGCAAGTTAAAGCGCATCGGCGGCACAGAAATGCGCCGTGCTGCATCTTCTGCGCTGAATAAAACGGGGGCCCTTGCTCGAACTCGCATTATCAAGGGTGTCGCATCTACTGAAAAGGTGCCCGTTGGTCAGGTTCGTAAGCGAGTGTATTTGGCACGATCCACAGCGAAAACCTTGAAAATTGTCCAAATTGGCTACGCTCGACCTATTAGTTTGGTTACTTTGATCCGCAGCCCATCGCCAGACCAAGGCCAGCGCAGAAAACGAACTCTAAAAGTGAACAAAAAATCGTATCCGAATGCGTTTGTTCGTACCGGTAGTAACGGTAAGACTCACGTGTTTGAGCGGAACGGCAAGAGGGGTCGCAAAGGCAAGGGGCGCTGGGCGAAATACAAGAACCTTGAAAAGATCGATAAAGTGGGTATCGAAATTCAAAAAACGGTCGAGAACGTTTTGCCAAAAGTACAGATCCGAGTATATAACTCTGAATTTCATCGCTTGTTCGCTCACGAATACAATTTTCGTCTTTCTAGACTCTAATTTCACACACCAAAGAGGTGCAAATGCTTACTCAACTGCAACCTATTCGAGCCGCTTTAAAGGCGGCTATTGAAGAGATGAACGTGCCTGTTTTTGCGCAACGCAAAATCAATGAAGAAGACGTTGAAAGTGACCGTTTTGTTGCGCTGACGCTGTCCCGATCTGATGAAGAAAGTGCAGGCGTGGGTGAGTCTTGGGCAATCGCCATGGTGCTAGGGGTTTATATATTAAATCCTGCTACGGATGACGAACTAGAAACATTTGCTGCCGATGTGCTTGCAAAAATCAACACCAGCGGCGCGGTAAATACGTTGGTTTCCGGTGTCCTGTTCGCGGGCCACGAATACCCAGAAGAGCAGGGCGACGCTTTTGCCTCGCTCGACGTTCAATACACCATCATTATTGATAATTAAGGGAGAAATCCATGATACCTACAGAAGTCAGTGCAAGAGCAAAAGTTGGTGCAGGCACAGAGCTGCAAATGAACTTTAGTGAAACCGAAGTTCCTGAATGGCGCCTGCTTGTTGGCGTTCAATCGTCTGGTGACTGGGGTTACGATCAAGAATCCGTCGACGATACCGACATTTCAGAAACAGATCATACCTACGTTGCTGGCGATACAATTGCAAAAGAAATCCTTATAACCATGAAACACATGCCTGGCGATGTTGATCAAAAAGCCTTTCTTGATGCCGCGGATGTAAACGAAGAAGTGCAGCTGCGCAAGGTCTATACGACGGGATTTACGCAGACGGCCACTTTCTTGTTACTTAAAACGTATTATTCAGATCCAACTCGATCTGAATTCGGTAAAGCGTCGGTTAAGGCGGTCCCACAGCTCGGCATTACCAACGGCACTATCGTTTAACGCCACTTTTCACTTGATAAAAGGCCGCTTGTTGCGGCCTTTTTTTTGGTCACATTCAGCTTTAAAGGGCTCTCATGAAAGCATTATTAGGCATTAAATCGTTCTCTATTGAGCGCGCCACGACTATCGAAGGGCAAGATTTCCCTTTGCATGAATTCACTTCGGATAAATGGGCGGAGCTCGTTAAGCCTGTGCGCCAGCCGGAAGAGGAGCAATCTATTGAAGAAATGGTTGTGCAAAACCTCAACTTGGTTGTGATCGGTATGGAAGGCGATAGCTACGAGCCGACGGAAGACGACCGCGATAAAATAAAAACAATTCTGCCGAATGGCATTATTCGCGAATATCTACACCGCCTCTGTCAATTGAATGACTATGGTTTTGATGTGGTGAAACAAGCCGAAAAAAAATACGAAGCAGCGCTCTCGAACGATACCAAATCGAACTAGCAATACGATTGGGCTGCTCACCACGCCATATTGATTCGATGTTAACGGCTAAAGAAAAAGGCGACATGATCGCGCTGATCATGATCGAGTCTGGCGGCACCATGGATGAAGACATCATTGAACAAATCGAGCTAGACGAACACGAAAAAGCCGCGAAAGCGCATTTCGGAATGAAGTAGGCGGGGAATGCTATGGGTGCAAAAATTGATAAAATTCAGGCCGAAATCACCCTCAATGACAACGGCTTTTTAGACGCGATTAACCGTGTCGACAAGCGCACCAACACCTACAGAAAAAGCGCGGGCGGTGCTAAAAGCTCCAATGAAGCACTGGCGGTATCATTCCGCAGCGTGGCGCAAGGTATTGCTGTTGTAGATGGGCCATTTGGTGGCGTCGCCTCGCGGGTTTCGTCGACTGCTAGCCTTATTTCTGGCGCATCATTGGTAGTGCTGGGGCTTGGTGCGGCTTTTGCTGCGACTGGCGTTTTGATGGCCAAGTCTGTCTCTGCTGGTGAGCAGCTTGAAA